CCCGTGTTGCGGGTGTGGTCGCTGTTGTTGTCGCCCTCGAGCGAGGTCATGGTCTTCAGGCCATCGCGGTCCATGAGGAAGAACGGCTTCTTCGGCGCGTTCTTCATCACGACATACCAGTCGCCCGTGGCGAGGCGCGGCGAGGCCCACAGCTCGACGTTCTTGCCCGAGTCCTGGATGACGTTCGACACGCCAGCCGCGTAGGTGCCGCCAGGGTTCATTCCCTGGAGCTTCTGCAGGAAGGTCTGCTCCATCACCTGGATGTCGGTGGCCGAGCAGATCACGTAGACCCCTGCGGCCAGGGCCTCGGGGCTGTGCAGTGGCTGGCCCTTGCCATCCTGCATGTTCATGAACCGCGCGACCACCTTGTAGTAGTCGCTCAGGACTGCCGCCGTGGTCGAGACACCAGCGCCAGACAGCAAGTTGCCGCCGGAGACGCCGAACCGGTTGCCGGAGACGGCATCCGTCGCCGAGAACAGCGAGACGCCATCCGGGGCCGTTGGGACCGCCGGGATCGTGGTGATGAGCGACGAGCTGTTGTTCAGCAGGTCGAACAGGAACCGCTCGGGGAGCAGCGCAGCCGACTCGCCTGCGGCGCGGGCCGCGTCGAACAGCGACTGCGTCTGGTCGTCGGCGCGGTCGAACTTCGACCACTTGACGCGCTTCGCCCACTCGTAGACGTAGGCGGTGAACTTCACCGATCCGAACGCATCGCTCGGGATGGTGTCGCCGCGCCGCCACAGCTCCATGTGCGGAGCCGCCTCGAAGTAGGCGAACTCGTGCTGACGGTTCCACGCGGAGATGCCGAGATCCATGATCTGGCCGACGCGGGAATCCGCCTGCTTCTGCCGCACCTTGAGGTAGGTGTCGGCGAACTCCGTCCGCAGGCCGTTTGCCAGGACGTTCGATGCGATGACTTGCGACATGTGATGGTCTCCTTCTCCTGGCTCACGTCACGTAGGCGGCGAACTCGGTCGGGGTGAACAACTGCACGTCGCAGTCGCTCGCCGAGCGGTAGCCGATGATGATCCCGATGGCGCGCGAGGTCGCGGCCACGGTCGTCAGGGACGCCACGTTGGAGTCCTGCGAGTAGACAACGTCGCCGACGCTCGCCTGGGTCGCCGACGCGACCGCGACGCCCTTGAGCACCTTGCCCGAGGTGTCGACTCGGCAGCGGACTTCCGGCGTCGCGCTGGTGTTGCCAAGCGCGTCCTCTTCGGCGAGCCCGACGAAGATCGTCGTGGCGACGTTGTCCCAGAGCTGGAGGCGGCCACCCGCGGCGCTGAGGCCGACGAGCATCCCGCCGTAGATCTGCACGGCGTTCGTCACGTTGAACGCCTTCTTGCCGCGTTCCTCGGTGCGGTAGACCTTGTTGACGGTTTGATCGGCCATGTCAGTTCCCCTTCGCTTCGGCGGTGACTCGGGCCATGTTGGCCGCGATGTAGGCTTCCTCGGACAGCCGCGTGCCGCGCCCGTTCAGAGCGCGCCACTCGGCGGAAAACGCAGCGGCCTTCTCGACCGCGCTCGGGCCGTCCTTCTCGAACTTGAGGACGGCGGCAGAGAGTTGCGCACCCTTGCCGGTCTGCGCAGCGAACATCGCACCGCGGGCATCGTCGCCCTGCGCGCGAACGGCACGCTTGGAGAAGCTCTCGACGTAGGCAGCCGCAGCCTCCGCGCCGTGCTTGCTGTAGAACGCGGCCAACTCGGGCTCGAACTCGGCACCGAGCACGCACCCATCCAGCCGCTTCATCGCAGCAGCCACGAACTCGCTCTTCGCCTTCTCGGCCTTGAGCGCGGTGATCTCGGCCTTGGTGCCGTCGAGTTCGCCCTTGAGCGCGGCGAACTGCACAGACAGTTCCTCGTTGTCCTTCTTCATGGATGCCCCCGGGACCGTCGGCGTCGGGGCGGTTCCCTCGTCGCCATCCGGCTCCTTGTGTTCGCTCTTGCCCTCGGCTTCCTCGATCGCGGCGAGGATCTGGTCCATCTCCGCGACGCTGATGCTGCCGTCCTTGATCGCCTTGACGATCGCGGACACGTCGAGCTTGGCCCCCTCGGCCATCTTCTCGTCTTTGCCCTTGCCGTCGTTCTTCTCGGTGTCCGCCATTGCGTAGTCCTCGGTTCTGAACAGCAGCGCGGCACGAGCGCCGCGTCTGAATGAGGCCGCGACCGTAGAGCCAGCCGAAACTTGAAGGGTCGCATGTGGCACGGCCGCTTCCTGGCCGAGCCGGTTCACTTCGGCGACCATGAGCATCGGTAGCTCGAGGAACGGAGCCTCGTGGTCGAGTAGCGCCAAAGAGTCGATTGCGGGCTTCTCGACGTTGAAGATCTCGACCGAGCGATACGGGAGCCGCTTGCTCAGGATCTCCTGCTGCGTCGCCGGGTCGGTCACGATCAGGTCGGCGACCACGGCCAGCCGAGTCTCACCCTTGAAGCGGATCGCCTCGACGCCCAGGATGCGGAAGAACCCAGACGCGCGGACGGCGTTGGTCGCCTCGGTCGCAGCCTCGTGGTGCCGGATGTGCAGCGGCGGAAGGTATCCTTCGGCCTCAGCCTGCTTTGCCTTCGCCACCGCTGCGCTGATCCACTCCGCGTCGAACTTCACGTCGCCGCGCTCGCACTCAACGAAGATCGGGACGCGGTGCACGGTCAGCACCCCATCGGCCCCCATCGTCGCGCTGTAGCCCGCCTTGGTCTGCACGCGCATGAGGATGCGCGCGGTCGGCGTCTACCTGGTCGCAACTGGCACGACGGATTCGACAACGCGCTCAACGCCCTCAGCTACGGCGAGCGACGGTGAAACGGTGTCGCCTCGGATCAGCCGGTGCACCGTGCTGCGCGCCGCAGGGATCTCGTCAGCGATGCGGTTCATGCCTCGCATCCGAACGGCCTGCTCAAGCCGCGCGCGAAGATCCTCGTTCCAGCACGATCGGTCGGACATCAATCGACCTCCATGCCGAGCCGCACGTAGAACGCCTTCGCCGACGCGGGCGTGTAGCCGGTGACCGTCTGGAGGATTCCGTAGAGCATCCCCGTCGCCGTCGAGAACGGGCGCACCGACGGGAGCGACGCGGAGTTGAGGTCTTGAGCCTCGTAGACCTGGAACCCGCCAGCGGAGACCTTCTTCGCCGTGGTCAGGATCGCCCGATACACCAACTTCGGCGCATCAGCGAGAACCAGCGCGAACGCGGCGTTGTCGAGGAAGTTGGTCGGCTCGCTGTCGAACAGCCACAGCGCAAGATCGGTGGCAGCCGTCTCCTCCATTGCCACCGTGATCGCGGTGACCTTCCCGGACCTTCCAGCCGTCGGGAACGCCAGCACCTTTGCCGTGCTCGTGCTGTCCGAGATCACATCCAGCGCAGTGTAGACCGTGGTGTCGGCGGGACGGGTGAAGCTGCACAGGGAGACGACGTTCCCGTTTGGGCTGCCCAACGGGGCATTGGCGATTGAGCTGCTGGTGATGGTGGTCATGTGTTCCTACGAAGTGATGAACAAGTCCGGCCGCCCGGTATGGCGGAACCCGGCGTCTGGATGCGCTCCCGCCGGCACGCTGTCCTCGATAAACGACCCGTCCTGCCGCAGCCTTCCAGCGCGACGCAGCATCGGCGTAGTGACGAGCGACACTTGGCATCGGCAGTTGTAGCCGAGCGGCGGGGCGATCTGGTTCCAGACGGGGTTACTGGTGCTCCAGATGCGCCCATCCGCTGCGAGATGGTTCGGCCGACAGTCGCTATCGCCGACGGCGTCGAACCGGAAACACGGGATGACCTTCGCAACGTCCGGGTCGCGCGCCTGCCGGAACCGGCCAGCCGTCACCGCCGTGTTGACGTTCGTGCGGAACGACATCCGAGCGTAGGCGTCGGTCCATGTCTCCGTTTCCGTGCGCACCCGATCCACCTGCGCCACGATCATCCGGCCCGCCTTGTTCTCGGACCATCCTTCGCGCAGCGCCTTGGCGATCAACTCCTGCACGCGATTCGTCACCGCCAGTTCCGCCGACTTGGCGAACGCGACAACGCGGCCCTCGCCGTAGAGCCGTGCGATGGCCTGCGCCGACCGTTCCGCCGCATCCCGAAGAACTCGCGGCGTCCTCGATGTCATCTCGGCGATGGCCTCGTCGAACGTGACGGCAGCGAGTTGTGGGACCGCCGTTGACGCATCGAACGCAACCAACTCGCCACGGTCGGCCCGCGCCGCCATCCCCTCGGATACCAGAACGCGCGCGGCGGACCTGAGCATCGCAGCAGCCCCGACAGCCTCGCCGATGCCCATCGTCTCGGTGACGACCTTTTCCAGTCGAGCCCGCGCGTCGTCGGCGGCAGGGCGGTCCCCAGTCGCCTCGGCCAGCATCAGGTCGGACAGCGCAGCGGCGTAGAAGCGGGAATGCCTCTCGCTCACGGCCTCCAGGATGCGGCCAATCTCGACGGTCACTGCGGAACTCCCGCGCCGAACATGTCGGGGGTTGGCGGCGGCGGCACGGCACCCTCGATCACGGGCTCGCCGGGCTTCGGCTGCCGGAACCCCGTCTGCTCGTAAAGATCGTCGGCGGCGATGGCTACGCCCATGCTGTGCAGCACCTGCGCCACACTCGCCCTTTGGACCGGATCCTGCCGCTTCTCCTGCGTGATCGTGAACCTCGGGCACTCCTCAGCGATTCCAAGCTCCACAAGGTTCGGCCAGTTCTCGCGCCAGACGCAGCCAACGAGATCCTTCGTCAGCGTCTCCTCCAGCGTCTCGCGGTCGAACTGGATCAACGACTCGGTGCTGTTCTCCTGGATCTCGCCTAGGGCGTAGCTGCCTCCGCTGTTCGCCGCCGTCGTCAGGTTCGCGCCGAGCACGAGGGTGAGGATCATCTGCCGCAGTTCCTCGCGCATCGTCTTGAGCAGTTCCCATCCGCTGCTGTCCATCGACACCATCTCGACGTTGTCGGCGGTGTCGTGCACGAGGACGTGCCGCGAGCGCAGGTTCTCGAGGACATCCTGCCACGCCCGGATCAACTCCTCGTTGGGAAGCCCGGTCTCGGCGTCGCGCGCGCCGTCAACCTTCGCCCGCAGGATGCCCTGCGCGAACCGCTCGACGGTCTGGATCGACTCGGCGAATACGTGCTCCTTGGCATACCAGCACCAGCCCAGCGCCTCGCGGAGCGCCCTGCCGTAGCCGAGGCTTGACTGGTCGTCGGCGTAGACGTGCCGGATGGTGCGTTGCAGGTCGCTCGGCGTCATCGGCACCCAGTCCATCTTCGTCAGGTGCCACTGCTCCCAGTGCGCGCACAGGTCGTCGCCCTCGCCGGTCGGGACGATGCGGAACAGGCGCTTGTCCATGTCCTCGATCCGTTTCGGAACCCACCACTTCCTCGCCTTGCCGTCGCCGAGCTTCAGGATCTCCGTCGTCCCGTGGATCCGGCCGAAGCGGCTGCCGCTGAAGAACGCGCGAGCGAGATTGAGCCGCGCTGTCGTGAACCGCTCGATCTTGCGCAGGAGTCCGGTCGTCACGGCAACGGCGAGATCGGCGCGCGGCGAGGATGCATCCTCCGGCGTGACCTGCCAGCCCTTGCCCGCGATGGCGTGACGACGGAAGCCGACCGCATGGGCGATGTCGGCGTCCCGCAGCATTTTCTCTTCGACCTCGGGGTCGCGCAGCAGCCACAGGCCCGGCTCGTAGAGTTGGACCCGGTTCCGCCATGCCGCGGACAACGCGCGGACGTAGAGCTGTTGGCTCTGGTTGCGTAGTCGCAGTTCCGTCGTCACACCGCGACGGTAGGGAGGTCGATTGTCCTGCTAGTGCCACATGGCACTCAGGAGCGGCGCAGCTTGCTCCGCAGTCGGTCCCACTCAGCTTCGCGCTCTTCGCGGGCCGTAATGACGCGGACGATGCCGACGAGGACGGCGTGCGAGGGTCGGTTCACCTCACCGGACAGCAACCGGAACACGGTCCGTCGCCCCGCCGGGATCTCGTCGGCCACCCTCTCCACGCCGCGGACCCGGACTACGTGCCGCAGCCGTTCGCGCAGGTCGTCCGACCATTCGAGGTCGAGGAAGTCACGCACGGCGGGCATGGTAACGAGAAACCGCCTGACCGCACCAAGGAACCGATGCGACTTGATCGCCGTGACCGTGGTAGCCTCGGTCGCGCGAACCGATGGAACCGACTACCTGCACCACATCGACAGGGCACGTCCTGCGCCTGGACCTTGCCCGTGGCGTCCTCTGGATCGACGGCGACCCGCTGACCGTGGCGACGATCCCCGCCAGCGAGATCGACGGCTTTTGCGACCGGCACGGCGTCCTGTGCCACTTCGTCGCCGCCGCCTACCGGGTGCATCCGGGGACGGTCCGCCGCGAGCCGGAGCCGGTGGAGTTCGAGGCGCTGCCGAAGGGGCTGGCGGTGCGGATCAGGGTCGATCGGCCGACGACCTGAGCCAGTCGGCGCGGTCGCCATCCTCGGGGCGCTCGGCGGGATGCACCTGCGCAGGTTCCGCAGGAGCCCGCTTCGCCCCCGCAGACGGCGGCGGCGCTGACGACCCAGCCGGGTGAGCCTCAAGCCATGCCCACGCGCCGCTGGTCGCGTCCACGATGTCCACCGTGGCACCGTCCGGGAAGCCCTCCACTTCATCGAGGTAGCCCTGCGTCCATGGCCCGGAGAACAGCCGCAAGCCGTCCCGCTGCTCCTGCACGGCGCGATCGGCGTCGAGTCCCCACCACGGGCCGCCCGTGTTCGGACACTCGCCGCGGCGCTGGTAGCCGCGCTCCAGGCACGACGCCACGGGGTCCGCGCGGCCAGCCTTGCCGCCCTCGGACGACGGCTGGCGGATCATGGTCGCTTTCTCGCGGTCGGTCAGGTCGGGGCCGCCGACCCGGGGACGCGCGCCGACGACGCGGTAGCCCTGGGCGCGGAGCCGCTTCGCCAGGGCCTCGAACTGCGCCGGGCCGCCGCTGCCGCCCTCGATCTCGATGCCGACGATGACGCCGTGGCCGTCCGCCTGGGCGGTCTGGACGATCAGGTCGTCGCGCTTGCCCGGGGTCGCGCGGAACGCTCGGCAGTGCTCGACGGCACGGACGCCGGAACGGTGCCGGGCCATGCGGACGCCAGCGGTGCGGGCGGCGTCGGGCTTCTCGGACGCGGCCAGATCCCACCACCGGATACGGATGCACTGGCTGCTCGGCCAGATGTCCACGTTGGGGTCGAGGAGCGGGCCGAACCACTCGCGGCGGAAGTAGTCGCCCGGCTCCCTGGCTCGCCAGTCGCCGTCCTCGAGCTGCTTCCGCGTGGTTGGGTGCAGGTCGCGCAAGCCCTCAAGGTAGGGGAGACGGTCGAGACTCGGGTTGTCGGCGATCCTGGCAGGGACGTAGGGATGCTCGGGCACGATCTCGAGGCCGCTGACCGGGTCGAGGCCGCCAACGAACTTGCGCATCACCCAGCCGTGCCCTGGCCCCCTGGGTTGCTTGCTGCCAGTGTCCGCAACGGTATTCGGCACCCGTCCTTACGTCTAACTCGAGAAATGCCGACGTAGCTGTATTGGGTCTCAAGAGGGAACTGCGTCAACTCATCCCAGCAGGTCTGGTGGAACTCCGCGCCCTGGTAGCGCAAATGGTCGTTGGGATCTTGCAGGTAGGCGAACGTGACCTTTGCCCCGCTTGGGAAGGTCAGCGTCTTAGTCTCGCTGCGCCATGACACCCCTCGAGGGATCCACCACGAAAGCGCCCGATCCATCAGCGCCCCAGGTAGAGCTAGGTCGGAGAACGTCCTTCGGAAGGCGATGCCGGCAAAGTCGCCGTGTTTCCACGCCATCTGCGCCAGGGACATCAGGAGCGCATCGGACTTGCCCCCGCCTGCCGCGCCGCCGTAGA